CGTACATGATTTAGTATTATTTAAACAAATATTAAATACTCGTATATTACTCAACGAGAATAATATAGAAGATTTAGGTAAGCTCCAACAGATTTCATTTATTTTTAAACAACCAGCTACGAGATTATTTTCTATTAATGTTGAATATCAAGATGGTATATCATCGTTATCTCGTTATGTGATTTACAGAAAGCCATTAAATAACTTTGATCTAGATACAGCTAATAATACTAATATTATTTTATTACATTAGTTCTAAGAAAAATATATAGTAATATATATGAAAGATGAAAAATATTATTTCCATCAGACACCCATTGAATTAGCTAAAGATTTATTAAAATATTTAGATATTATTCCATCTGATACACTTTTAGAACCATTTAAAGGAGAAGGTGCTTTTTATGATAGTTTTCCTATTAATAATACTAAATATTTTACTGAAATAGAAGAAGATCTTGATTATAAAAGTTTTGTTAATAATGTTGATTGGGTTATTAGTAATCCACCATTTAAGATTAATGAGAAGAATTCATTTATTTTTTTATTAAATCATTTTACATCAATTGCAACTAAAGGAATTGCTTTTTTAGTTAATGATAATTGTTTTTCATCTCTAACACCATTGAGATTAAAAGTAATAAATGATAAAGGTTGGTATATTAATAAGATAGTTGTATGTTCTGTTAAAAAATGGAGAGGACGCTATTTTTTTATTATATTTAAAAAAGTAAATAAAGATTTTTACAATTATCTAATAAATAATTATTAGTTTTCTAATATAACTCTTAGTTTATATATTATTTCATCTGTTGATAACTGTTCAATTCTTTTAATAGTTCTTTCTTCTGATGCAATCCTATTACGAATAGTATAAGTTTCTTTATTCTTTTCATAATAATCTTTTTTATATTTACTGACATCAAATGGTAGCATCCACATCTTTAACTTGGGCATATATTATATAATAGTTTTTATTAGCTATTTAACGCATCCTATGTATAATGTAGTATATTATTTTTAGAAAGTCTTAGATATAGGGTTTTTGATACTTTACAATAAATACTTTTTATTTTAACCCTACATAATATACATTATATACATTGTATTAGTATATTCTTTTTTTATTTAAGTAGTGGTATAGAAATAGGTGGAGGAGGAGGAGTTGTTTTTTCTATATCTAAACTTGCTTCTGCTTTGCGTCCACAACATGTTGATCGTATTCTTGTATGGTTAACTATTGCGATGACAGCAGTACCAACTGATATTATAATAGCAATAATACTTAATACATTATCCATATATTTAATATAGATAATATATTTGGTTGGATTTTTACAAAATAAAATATATAGTAAAGTATATAATGGAATCTATTGAACCAACTATTCCTATGTTAAACATGAGATATCTTATCCATCTAAAAAAATCTGGTTTTAAACCTTCTGTATTCTATGATATAGGTTCTTCTAATAATCTTTGGAGTGTTGTTGTATCATCTACATTTAATGATATTAAATGTTATTCATTTGAAGCTAGTAAAGCTTTTAAATCTAGTTATAATATTTGTTTAAGCGATACTGATGATAAAGAAGTGAACTTTTATTATTCATCTAATATTATTAATGGATATTATAGAATTCTTAATAATACTAATGATAATTCTGAAGTAATGAAAACTGTTAGATTAGATACACTCGTTGATAATCAATCATTAGAACAACCTGATTTAGTCAAGATTAATACTTGTGGTTCTGAATTAGATATTATTAAAGGTGGTATAAATACTATTTTAAAATGTAAATATCTTATTGTTAACTTACATAATACTCCAGTTTTTGAGGATGCACCACTTGCATTACATGTTGGACCATTTATTCAAAGTTTAGGATTTGAAATGATAGATGCATTAGACACAACTGGAATGGGAATGATTGATTATGTATTTAAAAATAAAAATATCTAATGTAATATATATGCCTTATTACAATCAAGATATGATTGGAGGAGCGATGAATGCTACTCATATTTATTACAATATAAATATTTCTAATGATAACTCTGGTTATGATATTAGTAGTAATGGTTCTATTATGCCAGTACCAACTGATAATAAAGAATTACAGTTAGTATTCAATCAATCAAGAGCACAACCATATTTAATTAATCCATCAAAATATTTTTTATCTGTACAACGCTTTACCATTGAAAGTCCAAATCTTCCTGTCTTTATGTGTCAACCTATTGTTGGTCAAGTTAATGTTAATAAAACTATTTATTCTATAACTATACAAAGAGATGATGGTTTAACAGAAACTCAAAATATTATTTGGCAACCTGATAATAATACAGTAGTAGTACCATCAGGAACTGTAACAAAAAGTTGGCAAACAAATCCTTATTATTATTGTCATAGTTATGCACATATGGTTGATTTAATTAATAATACTTTTGCAGCATTTAAAACTAGTACTTTTGTTACAGATCATCCATATATATATTTAGATACTACAACTAATCTTTTTACAGTAGGTGCTTTAGCATCAGCTTATAGAACAGATTCACAAGGTAATTATTTAGGTGATACTACTGTTGATAATTATAAAATATATTTCAATATAGAATTATATAACTTATTTTCATCATTAAAAGCTATATATACAGGTGTAAATGGTCCAGTAACTGGAGCTGATTATCAATTAGTTATGGATACTGGTTCTAATCTACCTTATATAACTACTCAACCTTATGTAGTTAATATATATACTAATCCTAGAAATAATACTGCACCAGCTGGTGCAACTAATGATGTAATTAATACTCAAGAATATTCAACTTTACCATTATGGACACCTATTAAAAATATTGTTTTTAGAACTACATTATTAAATGTTGTACCTGATATGGTTGCAACTCCTGTAGTATTTGAAAATGGTTCTGAAAATGTTAATGCTGGTAAAGAAAATACAGATATATTAAATATTATGATTGACCATACAGTACCCTTAGTAACTGGAACAGAATATAAACCTTTTATATATTACGAACCAGTAGGTGAATTTAGATTAACAGAACTATATGGTAATCAACCTATTAATTCAATGGATATAGCTGTATTTTGGAAAGATATGTTTGGTAATCTAATTCCTTTTACTCTTGACATCGGTGCATCTGCAACTATTAAGTTATTATTTAGAAAAAAAATATTTAATTCTGATAAAATATAATCTATTTAATTATATATATGTCAACGAAAAATAAAGATCCTTCTCAAAAATATTATAATATATTAGTAAAGAATAATAATACAGGATATGACAAAAATGGTAATACAGTACCTGCAACTAATGCCGTTGAATTAACTTTTGAACAAACCCGTACTATACCATATATAAATAATCCAAGAGATTTTTATATGTCAGTAGTTGGTTTTGAAATGGATACTCAAGCAGTACCTGTTTTTATTTGTGATCCTATTGTTGGTTCATCTGATATTAATGAAACTGTTTATACAATAACTATGCATTATAAAGCTGGTGCTACTATTAATTCACATCAATTAACTATTAAATGGTTTCCAGAAGATGAATCTGCAACAGTACCAACTGCTCCAGTTTCTGATAAATATAACATGGATTATTATTATTATGCTTATACATATCAACATTTAATTAATGTTGTTAATAAAGGTTTACAAGATTGTTGGACTGCTTTAGGTATAACTCCAGTTATTAACGAATCATCAATATTTATGACTTTAGAAGATAATAGAGTTACATTATATGCTAATAAACAATTATGTATGACTAATTCAACTGGTGTTGTTATTAATAATGCTGGTGCTGCATCATCTACTTTTGTTAAAGTTTATTTTAATACTGAATTATCTAATCTATTTTCATCATTAGAATCAATAAAGATTTCACAACCTTTAGTAATTGGAGCTAATTCATATTTAAATAGTAACTATCAAATGTTATTTACTAATAATGAATCATCAAAGAATACACAATCAATTGCATCAGATTTAAGTACTGTACCACCTAGTAATAGTCATCTTATGATGAAAAACTATAGTGAATATTCTCCTTTACCATATTGGAATCCTATTGATAAAGTTACATTTATGACAGCTCAACTTCCAGTTGTACCTCAGTTAATTGCAGCTGCAAGTAACTACTATAATAATACTCAAAATACTGGAGTCAATGCTAATACATCATATATCTTATGTGATTTTTCTGCAGCTCTAAGTAAAGGTACAGAATATAAACCTAATATTACATATTTACCTCCTGCTGAATATGTATTAGCTGAACTATATGGAGATACCCCATTATATTCTATTTCTATTTATGTATTCTGGAAAGATAAGTTTGGAGATTTTCATCCATTTTTATTAGAAGCAGGTGGAACAGCATTATTAAAAATAATGTTTAGAAAGAAAGATTTTTATGAATGATTATAAATATTATAATATCTATTATAATATATATAATGCCTAGATATAGAGCTAAAAGATACAAAAAGCCTAAGGAAAATCATAATCAATATTATAAAATCAATAACTATTCCGATGTATCTCATCAGTATTATGATATCAATATGTTTAATAATAATACAGGTTATGATAAGACTGGTAACCCTATACCAATTCTATCATCACAACCTTCTATTTTTAATCAGATGAGAGAACGACCTTATTTAAATAAACCAGATGATTATAGTGTATCAGTTGTAAAGTTTAATCTTGATTCTAATTCATTTCCAAATCAGATAGTACAACCATTAATTGGTTTACCAATAAATGGTAATGGTTCATATCAAACAGTTTATACTGCATATGCATATAGTGGTACTGGAATTCCTGTTACAACTAATATTAGTTGGAAGCCAGCCGATGCAACAATAACACCTCCTACAACTGGTGCACAATTAATAGAACCATCTATGATAACTAATGAATATTTTTGGAATTATTCATATCAATATTTTTTAGACCAACTTAATGAACAATTATTTAGTAACTTAACAGGTGGTGATACTATTTATTTTAAATATAATCCAACTAGTGGTTTAATAACTTTAAATGCAGGAATTGAGTGGTATAATAATATTGGTTATGTATTTTATGTTAATGAACAACTATATAATCTATTAGCTGGATTTACATATAAATATTATGAAAGTTTACCACTAATAGGTATTAATACTCCAGTTTATCAATTAATAATAAAACCAGATCCAGGATTAACTAATATTATTTCAATGCCTGCTTCATTATCAAGTAATGCTTTAGTAAATAATTATATAGTAATGACTCAATCATATCCATCTACACAATTATGGAATCCAGCAGTATCATTAGTATTTACATCTAAGACACTTGGAGTGGTAGCTGATGATGAGATGACACCTTATATTTATGGTTTAAATCCAAATCCTTCTACAAATAACTCTAATATTTCTTGTAATATTAGTGAATATCTTTTAGCAAGAAGAGCAGACCCAGTAGTTGTTGATAAAGAATATTTATATTTATTTAAGCAATTATTAAGTCATATTCCTCAGAGAGATTTAAATATAGAAACTTTCTGGAAAGATGATTATGGAAATCTACATCCTTTCTTCTTAGAAACTGGTTCTAATTATAGTCTAAAACTTTTATTTAGAAAGAATGACTTTGAAGAATAAATCTGTAAAGTACTTTAAGTTTTTTTAAAAACCTTAAAATATTTTATCTCTTATAGTATATATATATGTCCGCAGATTTTGAAAAAGTATTAGTCAAAGACCCTCGTCTTGATGTAACAGATTCAATCAAATATGCCGTTATCAAAGGTGGTCAAAATGTAACCTTTTCTAAATATAGAGCTGTTTCAGCTTCGTCCTCTCAATTGGTTTTTAACGTTCAAGTACCCTCAGAACAAACCATCATAGATCGTCGTGTCTTACTTCGTGCAAACTTAGAAGTAACAGTAGTAGCTGTTGGTGGTCTTGCTAGTAATTATACTTGTTATGGTGTAAATGCTGCATTAGCTTCATTTCCTTTACATCAATGTATGGATACACTTTCAGCAACTATTAACAACAATACTGTTACATGCAACATCAAAGATGTATTACCTGCTATCTTAAGATTAATGGATGATGATGATATGTGTTACCATAATGGTATGACACCTGCTTTTAATGATATCGTTGGTTTATATTATAATAATGTTCCTGCATCTGATTTATCATTTTTATCTAATAGTAATACATCTTTATGGGGTGTAACAGACCAAAAGCGTTTCCATAGAGGATGCTTTCCTATTAAATCAAATGATCAAGCTTTTACAGATAGTACTACAACTCACAAACTTGTATACCAAATAACTGAACCTCTTTTACTTTCTCCTTTTATGTTTGCAAAAACAAAAGCGAACAACCAAGGGTTTTATGGCATACAAAATATGAATATAGTGGCTAACTTAAATAATGGTGCCCGCTGCTTTAGAGGACCTACAAATGATGATTCTGCTTCTTTCGTATTACCTTCTGCTTCAGGTAATGCAAGTAATGGTATTTCAGGAGTATCTATTAATATGTGGGATGCTGATGGTGCTCCTGAATTACTCTTTACTTTTTTGACCCCACACCCTTCTGATTTAATGCCAGCACGCAACATTGTCCCCTACTACGAATTACCAAGATATATTAATGGTGGACAAGAAGTAATTGCTGCAGCAATACCTGTTAGAGGTGCTATAACATTACAAACAAAACTTGCTAAGTTCAATGCAGTCCAACTAAATCAAATCCCTGATCGTCTTATCTTATTTACAAGAGTTAAACCTTCTGCTGCTAAAGGTTGGGGTATTGCTGATGTATCTTTACCAATTACTAATATTTCTATTAACTTCAACAATGCATCTGGTATTTTAGCATCTGCAACTCAACAAGAATTATGGCAAATGTCTAAAAATAATGGAGCTAATACAACATGGGCTGAATTCTGTGGTTATGGTACATCAGTAAATAATGATGGTGGTAATGTTGCAGCTCCTACTGTTGGAGCAGTACCTTTATCTGGAAGCTATCTCATCCTAGAGTTTGGTAAAGATATACAATTAACTGAAGATTTCTATGCAGCAGGCTCACTTGGGAACTTTTCGTTGCAATGCGATGTTACAGTTGGAAATAATACTGGATATGTTGCTGGAGCTGGTGATTGGGAACTTGTATTAATTACAATGAACTCAGGTGTATTCGTTTGTGAACGCGGTACATCTGCTACATACACAGGTATCCTAACTAAACAAGATGTACTTGAAGCAAGTGCTCAAGAATTCTATACTCACGATGATGTAAAGCGTCTCGTAGGTGGAGGTTTCTGGGATAGCATTAAATCAGGTGTATCAACCTTAGCTAAGAAAGGTATGGAAAAAGGTAAAGCTCATTTAGCTAAACATGGTAAAGATTATGCTCATGCTGGAATGAAGATGGCTAAAAATGCATTATCTAAATATACATCACCAAGTGAAGAATAAATCTAAAAATATTAATTAATAATATATATATATAAAAATATCTATATATATTATATAATGCCGTACGATAATGAATATAATAGAAAGTTAGCAAGAGAAACAGATTTAGCTAACCGTCAATATATTGCACATTGTGATACAACAGGACAAGGAACTCCTAATTATAGAGTAAGTATTTCTGGTAATCTTTATGGTTCTGGAAGTGGTGGTGAAGCAACATTTTGTGGTGCAGGTGTTGGTGAAGGTGGTCAAGGTATATTAGGTTTACAAGAAGGTTCTTTACTTGGTGGACCTAAAAGAAAAGAAATATCTCATAGAGCATTATCTTCATTTTCTTCTTTAGGTGCATCTTTAACTTTAAATCGTGATAGATCAGTACCAATAAATACTGGTCCTTTAGTTAGTGGTACATCTGCAGTAGGTTTACCAGCTGCACCAGCTGCACCAGTTGCACCAGCAGCAGCACCTGCACCTACACCTGAAGCAGCACCTGAAGCAGCACCAGCAGTTGGAATGGGTGGAGATGGTAAACTTGGTTTTAAACCTTATAGAGGAGTATCAAATCCAATTCGTAATTCAAAATATTCTTCTTTAGAATCTGGTAGACAATATCCATCTGGTTCTATGAGAGTTGCAGGTAAAGTTGTATCTGTTCGTGATTTAGGTGATGTTTCTTTAAGTGGTGGTAATAATGGTTCTTGTTGTGAAGGATGTGAAGATGGTCGTAGTTGTGAAAATAGTGGATCTGAAGATGAAACAGTAATTAGAGTTATGGGTTCTGGTGCTTCAAAAAAAAAACAGCCTAAAGAAAGTTTATCAGAACAGCTACCTCTTTTAGAAAAGTTAAAAATGAATCCAATAGACCATATTGCAGATTCTACAAATAAAGAATCTTTTATAAAACAGTTTACCGCAGCAGCTAAAGGTAAATCAGTTGCAGAATTAAAAGAAATGGCTGAGATGAGTAAAAAAGGACTTTCAAACTTAAAAAAAAAAATACCTGATAACTTAGAAGATGATTATCAAAAAGCTTTAGATCCATCTTGGAATACTAAAAAAGGTTCTGGTACTGATGGTTGTGGTCCTTGTGGTAGTGGTTCAAATAATAGAGAACCTGAACCACCTATGGCAGATTATGAAGAAGAATTAGATGGGGCTGGTTATACAGTTCGTTTACCAGAAAGAAAGAGTACACCTGAGAGACAAGAACAGGAAAGAGAATATAGAAAAACATTAGAAGATTTATCTAAACTAGAATTACAAGAAATGACAAAAAACTTAGGTTTAACTCATGTAGATCCTGATGATGGTAAACTATTAAGTAAAAGTCTTTTAAAAGCTAATCTTGTGAATTGGAGATTTAAAACTAGATGGGTTGATGTTGCAGATGGAGGTCCAGCTCATGAATGGCTTGAAGCTCATTTTAAAAAAAATCATCCATCATCTAAATATATGATACATTGGGATGATAGACATCAACCTATAGCAGAACCTGAAGTAGAACTAGAAGATGATAGTTCAGATGAAGAAGATGTTGGAGAAGGTGGCAAGGGTTTTAAAGCACCTAGAGTGAAAGCACCAAGAGCACCAAGAGCATCAAGTGGTAGAGCACCTAGAAGAGCAGCACCTCCTAGAGCTAAACCAGCACCTAAACCAGCAGCACCTAAACCAGCAGCTAAACCAGCAGCTAAACCAGCAGCTAAACCAGCAGCTAAACCAGCAGCTAAACCAGGAGCTAAACCAGGAGCTAAACCAGGAGCTAAACCACCAGCTAAACCAAAATCATTATTAAGAAGAGTTGGTACAGCAGTTAAGAGAGGTGCAAGAGCTGTAGGTAAAGCTGCGATGCATGTAGCACCACATTTAGCAGCTGCTTATTTGAACTCAAAAGGAGGACCAAAAGAAGGACCTGATGGAGGACCTGATGGAGAAGCACCACCTGAAGGTGAAGAAGAAGCACCTAAAAAAGAAGATGCTAAAGAAGAAGAACAACAACAAGAAGAACAACAACAACAAGAACCTCAACAACAACAAAGAGCACCAGAACCAGATGCTGCGAAACCTCCAACTGGAGCACCTCAAAAACCTGGGATGCCAGGAGTACCAGGACTTCCAGCTGCACCAGCTGCACCAGTAGATCCTAATAATCCAGCATGGTTAAAAAATAAAACACAAGTTTCAGCAGTTAAAGGTAAAGAACCAGTTGATAAGATTAAAGTAGGTTCTACTACATATGATTTATATTCTAATACTCCAGTTGATGATTTTGAATCTACATTTGGAGATTCATATGGTGATGTATCTAGTTTATCTACAAAACAATTAATACAATTATTAGAAGGATCTGATAATGGTTTAGAACCATCTAAAATCCAAGATTTATTAAAAGAAAGTCAAGGAGCTATTGAAGTTAAAACAGGTGCAACAACTGGTCCATCTGCATCATTAAAAGTTAAAGCTGCTGAAATAGCTAAATCTATTAAAGGTAAAGAAAAGGCACCTAAGATTTTAAAAGAAGGTGAACAACCTTGTCCTGCTGCTGAAAATGCTGTAGCTGATTTTACTGAAGGTATTGCTAAGGAAGCTTTACCAGTTCGTAAACAATCTAACTTCTTTGGTTCTGGTGTAGTTAAAAGAGGTCGTAAACCTAAGGCTAGTTTATTACAATCTAATCCAAATATTAAAGAAGCAGTTCCAGCAGAAAATGGTATACAAACAAAACCAATGGTAAAAGCTCAGATGCAAAGTAGTACTATGTCAGGAGGTAGTAAAGCAAAAAAGGTTAATAAAGCTAAGTTACAATCAAATCCTAATATTATTGAAGCAGTTCAAGCAGTAAAAGGAATTCAAACAAAACCTTCTGTAAAAGCACAGATGGTAAGTAGTACTATGTCAGGCATGGGTAAAGTAAAGAAGGGTAATAGAACTGAAATAGTAAAGAAGATTATGAAAGAAAAAGGAATGAAAATGATAGAGGCTTCCAAATATGTGAAAGCAAATAACTTATATTAAATATTTTATTATAAATAATTATCTATTTATAATTATATATATGGACGATAGAGAGTTGGCTATGATAATTCGCGAAAGAAATAAAAGATATGTTGAACATATTAGTAAACAAGAAGATCGTTTTAATCCTACTCAGCTAATGAGACAGAATTATAATGACGAAGAATTAGAAGGAGGATTTTTAAGTGCTATTGCAGCAGCTGCTAGAATAGCTGCAAGATTAGCAATTCAAGTAGCTAAACAAGCTGCTAAACAAGCTGCTAAAGCTGCTAGACAAGGAGCTAAACTAGCACAACAATCAGCTAGACAAGGAGCTAAAGCAGCAAAAACAGCAGCTAGAAATGCAGCTAAAGCAGCAAGATCTGCAGGAAAGTTTGTTAGAAGAAATGCATCTGATATAGCTGAAATGGCTGTAGATGTTGGTATGATGGTATATGAACAAGCTGAACAAATAAAAGAAAATGCTAAACTTAAAGCAAATACTATAACAGATGAAGAATGGAATGATTTAGATGATAATGAAAAAATCTTTGTTGATTGGAATAGATGGACAAGAGAATTAGATAAGGATACTTATAACTTATGGAAGAGTAGAGGAGGAGATAAAAATGCAGCACTTCAAACTTTAAGATTAAGAGAAGCTGGATTAGATCCTGATGATTGGGCAGGAGCTAAAATGATGACAGAGTTTGATAGAGTAGCTGATGGATATGATGATATCTATAATAATCCTCCTGAAGAAAATGAAGAATGTCAAAATGAGTTAGATATAGATGATAGAAGCGATGCTGAAAAATATGGTGTAATGGCAGCGTCTGTTTTTGATATGGGTATATCTGAAGCTATATCAGAAGCAGAAATGGAAAAAAGAGCAAGAGGAAGATATGATAGATGTGTAGATGCTAAAAGAAAAATACAACAAGCACTAAAGAAGGAATTAGATGAAAAAATGAATATAGGTCCTGGTGAAACATTTGATCCTGATGATCCTAAACATATACAACATATTGGCGATCTTATGGCAGCTGAAAATCCTATATTTAAGAAAGCAATGGAATTAGATGAATTAAGAAGAGCAAATGGATTACCTCCTATTGATGAAGCTGGTGCAGTATTAAATGATCCTGATACTATAGCAAATAATAGAGCTGAGAAAATAGCTATTTATTTTATAAATAACCAAACTTTAGAATATGATAATGTAGGATGGATTAAAGACTTTTTAAGAGAAGATGCTGATATAGTTCAAAGAGCTATTGCAAAAATACCTTATTATAGTACATTTTGTAGTGATATTGATGCTTTTCCTGAAATGAAAGATTTTAAAGATGATTATACATCTGGTACAGCAGCAAGTGGTAGAAATAGCGAAGTATTAGAAAGATGGTATGAAGATAATGAAGAAATAGCAGATGCAATAGAAGCAGCAACTGAAAATGTTCAAGGTAATGATGAAGCAAGAATAGCTAAAGGTGTTAGAGATAATTATGAAATAAATAAACAATATAATTATGGTGATTTAGTAAAATATAATGGTAAAGTTTATAGATGTATTAAAACAGTAAGATCACTACCTTTTGCTAGTTACGCTGATTCTATAGCAGCTGAAGTATATGATAATGGTAAAACATATCGTGTAGGTACACTAATAGATTTTAATGGTATTATTTATAGAATGAAAGATTATACAGGAGGTGCTGGTTATGATCCTGCATCTCGTCCTGATTTATGGACAGCATTAGGACTTAAAGATGATGGAGGTTTAGATCCTGATTTTTGGGAAGAGTTAAGTCTTTATAATGATCATGAATATACTGAAATAGAACAAATGGGTAATGCTACACTATATTTAGATTATAAACAATATTTAGTAGATGATTATGTAATATTCCAAGGTTTTACATTTAGAATGTATAAGGATGCACCAGCAGGAACTGATCCAACAAATACTAATGTATGGGAAAAAATATTATTAAATGATAAAGAGAATATATATCCAATTGATAATGTTACTGAGATTACTGCAGCAACTGGTACTTATCTTGTACCTAATCAAATATATAAAATGTTAAATAGAACATGGGATAATTCTACTGATATTTTTACTTGGGGTGCATTAATTAATAAAAAAATAGGTACTACTTATCGTTATTTTGCTTGTAAAAATGTTTCAGGAGCTCCAAAATATTCTACTATTTTTAACTTTGTTGATAAAGCTAATGAAAAAAATGAAGATGGTACTCCTAAATATAAACTTACAACAGGAATTGAAGAAATAAATCAAACACAGTTTGATGATTTATTAGAACCAGGTACAACTTGGAAACCTAGCGGTACTTATAAAACAGGTGATGAAGTTGTATGGACATATGATAATAATCAATATATTGCACTTAAAGATGTACCTGGTAATACTGCTCCAGATAATACTGAATATTGGAAGAGAGTAAGAACATATACAGTAAGTCCTGAAATGATAACTGATCTTAAAATATCACAGAGAGCAGGTATATTTGCAAATGCTGCAGCAGCTGCAGAAGACTATGATCCAAATAATATATATAGATTACATCAAATCGTTAATAGTTTTGATGGTAAATATTATGAGTTAATATTAGAAAAAAAAGATAAAGCTGGTAAACTACTACGCCCACCAATGCCTCCAGAACCTAAATATTGGAAACTTGTATCAGATGGTATTACAGAGTTTGAAGCTACTAAATCTTACGAAGTTAACGATATGGTTAATTATACAATAACTTTACCATTTAATAAAGGTACATCTACAACAACATATATAGCTACACATAAACCACCAGTAGGAACTTTACCAACTAATAAAAACTATTGGAAAGATCTAGATCCAGTTTTTGAAGCAATGGATGAAGAAACTATACAAGCTAATGCTGAAAGATTGAAAGAAGCAATTATAGAAACAGCAGAAGATTATGTTGATGATATTGATGCTAAGTATGAAATAGGTGAAATAGTTCAATTATTTGATAACGATGGTTATCCAGACTTTTATAAGTGTATAAAAGATACATTAGGAGGTCAAGCAAGTATTTATGATCGCGGTAAAGCTGAACCATATGATAATGGTAAAGTATATTCTAAAGATAATATTGTTTGGGTAGCTGATGATATGACTAAGAAAGAAAATAGCGTACTTTATAAAATGAAAGATTATATTGGAGCTGCTGGTTATGGACCTGGTTCTCATCCTCAAAGTTGGGATTTTGTTGGTTATTTTTCTGATCCAGGACCACCAAATCCTGAGTTCTGGAAACCATTCTCTGAAGTAGAAACAGAAGCTGAAAAACAAAGAGATATAAGAGATAATGCTATATCAGCTAATGATACATCAGCTGGTGTTTTTTTAGATGATATTGTGTTTGATCCATCAACAGAAGATTATTATAAGTTAATAATAAGAGATGATATAGAACAAAAAGATAATGGTGGTAATCTAGAAGAAAGAAAACTTGCTATATTTACAAGAGACCAAATAAAAAAAATATTTTCAGGTCCTTTTGATGAAGAACTTTGGATAAGATTTATGTATAATAGAATTGATAAAGCAGGTTGGATGACTGATTTTAACTTTGAAGAACAAAGAGATGGTTATATTAAAAGAATATTTGGTTCTTATCCAACTGCTGATGAGGTATTAAATAAGATAGATTTAGTATTACAACAACCAGGACAAGCTGTTTATACACCTACATCTAATAATATACCATTAGACAAGTTACCACCATTTGAAGGTCAAACTGAGGATCAATTCAGATATGGTAATATTGGTTATATGTTTGAATGGGAACCAACTGAAGTTAAATCTAAAGAAGAAGCAAAGATTGAAAATATTGAAGAAGCATCTATGTGGAAGAAAAATCTTTTATATAAAGAAGGTGATTTAATTACTGATGATAATGGTCAACATTATGTATGTATTAAAGATACAACTATAATGGGACTACCACCACATTTAAGTTATACACATTTTAGATGGTTAACTCCTCAAGAATGGGATGAAGCTGTAGTAGCTTATACATATGCAATTAAAGATCAAGTAGCTCAAACTATTGAAAATGAAAGTATAACATGGTTTCCTGGTTCATGGGATAAACCTCGTTCTTGGGGTGAAGTTGTTTATTATGAAGGTAAGTATTATTCATTTATACCTTTTACTGCAATACAACAAGGTGCGACAGATGGTAGTGATACTACTACAAAATATATACCTACTCAAAGAATGATTATTGATTTAAATGGTGATAAAGTTCAAGAACAAGTTGATAAATCATTTAATAGACTTATTGAATGGAATCAATGTACTCAAATAGGTGAATTCGTTATTGTTAAAAATAATGATACAGTTCGTTTTTTAAACTTTGCTTATGAAGGAACAGGACCAATTGTTAAACATAATGATAAATATTATGTATATAATGGTGGTAATAAAGAAATATTTGGTTATACTGGTAATTATTATGGATGGCAAACTAATGCACAACCATATAATACTTTTAGTATAGATCAAACTAACCAAGCACAGCAAGCATATGGAATGCCACCAGATACATACTGGGTACAAGTATTTCAAGATGGTAAACCAGTTAATAAACATGATCCAGTATCTGGAGTTATTACTGGACAAAATGTTGATACATCGTCATTACCTCCTGAAGATGCTGCTGATGTTCAAGATGCTGTTGATAAGACAACGGGTAAAACTAACTGTCCTACATTAAGTGCTGTAGCTGAAGTTGATAATAGTAAAGAAGAAGAAGCTACTACTAGTACTTATGCAAAAGATTTAAAAGCTTGGGAAATAGCTCATGCTGAATGGGTATTAAAATCACCAACTGATTCAACATTAGTTGAACCAGTAAAACCACAAGATCCAGCATTAGTTGGAAAAGGTGGCAAAGTAAAGAGAAAGTATGTAAGAAAAAATAAAACCATTAAAAAATAATATCTATTAATATATATATATTATGGCTACATTTAGAAATGCACAAATAGAAGATATTCTAAATGATGAAAGAACAATGAACCGTGTTATTTTAGATAGAACATCTGCACATATTTCAGCTATTGGTGATGAGAAAGCACCAGCAACAACTAGAGATATTAAAAACGAAGCTATTCTTGGTGGTTTAGTAGATGCAGTTAAAGAGAAACTTAACAAAGCTATTCAGTTAATATCAGGTTTTCAATATGGTGGTTTAGATGATAAAAAAGCAGCTAGATTATCAGGATTAGATACTAAAAATCAATTAGGTATAAATGTTGAATTAATAAAGAAAAAAGTTGATATAAATAAAGTTCCTGAAACTGATGAACAAGGTGAAACACAAGAACAATCAACATTAGCACCTGGAGATTCAAGTAGTGTAGCAATTGGTACAAATCCAAATGCACCAGAACCAAGTGCTGATGATGTAAATGAAGAACTTGAAGAAAACTAATAAAAATCTCAAATATTATTATGTATAAAATATTATATATAATAATATATATATATGGCACAACAACCAAATGTACAAGCTACAAGAGTTGGAGCAGAACAACAAAAATCTAATTCTAAAAACTCTACTGAAGCAGTAACTGCAATATATGATGCTATATCATCATATAACGGTGTAGTAAGAAAAATAATAGAATTAACTACTCCAGTTGGAGGTAAATGGAGTACTCGTAAATCAGTAGATAATAGTACAGTTATGTATTTTGCATCAGTATTAAAAGGTTTAATAGAACCTTTAAAACATATGATTTTTCAGTTATCACAAGTACATGATCCTGATCTTGCATCTATGTTAACAATGGTAACTGGATGGTATAGAACAATTGATCAATCTCCACCTTTTAAACTAATAGATACAGTTGCTTATAAACAAGGTATACCTAATTATGAAGGTATCAGTGATGATTTAAATCTTACTGATAATGCTGGTTATATAGCATTATTAGAAAATAAACGAGATGAATTACTCAATAAACTAAATAACTTTAATTCTCAATTAAGAAGTTCTTTATCAAATGTTCCATCAGATTTAAGAAGTACTGTTACAGATGCTGCAGAAGAAGCTAAAAAACAATCTAATGAAGTATTAAAGGCAATTACTAAAGAATTATCAGTAGCTAAAAAACGATCTAATGCAAAGTTAGATGATGTTATAGTAAATGCTGGAATATTAGATGATCAATCAATGGCATTAGATGCATTAGATTCATATTATATGGAAGCTACAGATATTAAAAAGTTTATGTCAGCAAGAAGTAAAAAACTTGAAATAGAAGATAATATAAATAGATCAGTTGATTCTATATCTGATTATAAACAATTAGAAGCTCAAAAGAAAGCAATTGAAGAAGCATATTTAGAAGCTAGAGGTACTACTGATCCTCAACAAATGGATACTAAAGATAAAATCCAATATTTAGCTATAATAAGACAAATGTCAAAAATCAAAGCTAAACCTGAGAAAAAAATAACAGTACAAGGTACAACAGTACAAGGTGCAACAGCTCCTAAACTTGCACCTATGAAAGAAGGTCTTGAAGGTGTTGGTAAAATACAAGTAGATAATAAACAACAATATAATAGTATGGGTAGACCATTATCAGATGATCAAAAGATTAATAACGATATGATTAATGCAAATAAAAACTGGCAAGTAAAAAATAATCCTCCACACGATACACCATTAGGAAACTTAAATCCTTTCTTAGCTCAAGATAATGCAGCTAAATATACATTTGAAGTTAAACTTGCACAACAAAATGCTTTATTACATCCTGATACAAATGCATTAGGTTCTGATATTAGTTTATTACAAGGTCCTATAGGTGGTATATCTGGTTCTGGTAAACCTTCTAAAGCAATGATGAAACTAAAGAAAGTTGCTATTGATGAAAAGAATGATATGTATGCACCAACTGAAATGGGTACTGATGGTTATATACCTGAAGACCAAGAGAACCAATTCAAGTTACCTGATTTAAAACCTAAGAAAAAGAAGTAGTAAAACTTTAATTATAAAAATATTTTATATGTAAGTAAATATATATATGCCATTCAATATTGAAAAAGTAGGTAAGATACTTGCTAAAATAGAAAAGGGTAAGTTCAATAATAAGATTGTATCAATTACTGATGAAGATAACGATGAGATAACTAAAAACTTTTCAAACATACATATTCCTGATGATGGTAAGTTCCAACAGATACCTGATCCTGAGACAGAACGCCAAATCTTATATATATTTGGTCCTTCTGGTTCTGGTAAATCATACTATTCTAAGCAATATATTAAACAATGGAAGCTTAAACATACTGGTAGTAAAGTCTATTTATTTTCATCTCTAAAGGATGATCCAAGCTTAGATGATATTAAACCAGTGAGAATTGTTATTAGTAATAAACTTGTTGATGAACCGTTAGATACAGAGATGTTTCAAGACAGTCTTGTTATATTTGATGATATAGATGTTATTAAAGATAAAGATATTAAAGAAGCTGTTTATAATGTACTGAATGGCATCTTAGAAATAGGACGCCATTTTAATATTGATTGTATATTGACTAATCACTTACCCTCTAATGGTAAAGATACTAGACGCATTCTAAACGAATGTCATAGTATTACTTATTTTCCTCATGCTGGTGGAGGAAGAGGTACAAGATATTTCTTAGAAAACTATGCTGGTTTAGATATAAAAGAAATGAAGAAGATTAAGAAGATGAAAACGCGTTGGGCAACTATATTTAAAACTTATCCAATGTGTATTATGACTGAAAAGGATTTATTTACCTTTGATGATTTAGAAGAAAGTAAGATTAAATAAATATATAATAATTATCTATGTATTATTATATGTTTACAGATAGTACACCTTTAGAAGAAAAAGAAGATGAAAATGTTAATGGTTATGAATATCCTGATATTTTAGAACAGAGAGCTAAAGAAGATTTATATGATAAAGCTTCTTTAGAATATGATTTAACCTTAAATGATGATACAGGTTATGAAACTAGAACTATTATAGCTAAAAAAAATATATTAGGAAGTATGACTACATCAATAGAAGGTAACGAATGTGGTTGGATTTTAGAATATTATTTTGGTTTATTTATTGCACCACAATATTATAATACAGAAGCTATTCAACCTTCACCTGATAAATATTTTAATAGTACTTTATATTTTGATAAATGGGATTTTAGAGGTAGTAATTGGACAGCTGAAATAAAAGTACAAAGTAAAACTAACTTTCAAACAGGTAAAAAACATACTAAAAAACGCTATGGTATTCAAGCTTCAAAGTTTATAGATCATTTACCAACAACTGAAATATTTGATGTATGGTGGGGTGAAATAGATAATTATGATGATTTACTTGATAATAGAAAATGTCCTAGTAATTGGAAAAGATTTCATTGTACACAAGAAGAATGGAAAAAATATAAAATAGTAAATAATGAAGGATTATACATATATAAATATAATAAAGAATATGAAATGGATATACTTAATAAAGTAGCTTCTTGGTCAAATGATCAATATGGATTATCATATGGACCTCAATTATATTTTGATGAAGATTCTCCATATTTAGAATCTATTAATATAACAATTGATGATATCTAAAGCATAACAGTTATAGCCTTAGGTTTCTTTATATAGTCCTTTTGCATCGCTTCACTATGAGCCATATCAGATGCATCTTTCTTTTGTTCTTCTAATACATCACCATATTTACCAGTGAGGTAAATATGACGCAACATAGAAGAACCAATAGCTTTACCAAATACTTTATTAAGTATTCTTGTAATACTATTTACTTTATCCAAAGGAGAATTGTCTTTATATACTAAGAAATGATCAAGTCCAGCAACTGTTACATTCTTCTTTGATACTGTCATTTTAGGATGATGTTTGAAGTATTTTTGTAAAGCATTCCATAAATCATTAGAGATGGCTACATGTTGTGTACCATATTTAGAAACGGTTTTATAATCATTAAAGATAAAGGTCTTATTATTTAAATCAAGATAGTTTCTATCCTTAGGTAAGTCAACATTATACTTATTAGTTACTAACATTATTTGATAGTCTTTGTTTCTTCTAGGAGCTTGATGTATATACAACGATAATATAGCATAAGATAATAAAGTATTATATTCACTTTCTAATAATTCTTTCTTAGTACTAAATGCATCTACTTCTGTTTCAAGTGTTTTGTATTTTTCTTCTACTTCTTTCCAGCTAATCCAGTTCTTTTCTTGAGTATCAGTTAATTCATTAGGTTTAACATTTGTTTTAATATCGCTATTTTTTTGCATCATTAATGCATAGTATTTATCATGCAACTTTTTTAACATTGGTTTAGTAGATATTGATAAGATAGAAACAATAGATATTAAGAAGTTTCTTTTTGTGTTTTCTTTATACTTAGAAAGTAATTCAACTATTTTATCAACATTTTTTAAGAAGTTATAATTCTTTAATGGTTCGTCGTTGTTAAGTTTTTTGAGATTTCTAAGGTATGCTTGTACAGTACTATCTGTAAGTTCTTTTTTTGTCTTTAACTCTAAAGAAAGATTTTGAGTAAAATCAACTTTATCCATATATATTTACTTAGATATTTTTTACAGTAAAACATCTTTAGATTTTTTTGTGTTTTTATTAATATTCTTTTTCATCGTGGTTAGTATTTCTGTTATAACTTTTTTTTCTGATTTCTCTTTATCTTTAATATCTTTATTCTCAAAATGAGAAGATGTTATTTTATATATTTGTAGTTTATCTTTTGGATCAAGTATATATTTGTTATCCTTATCTAGTTTATATTTTACATTACATAAACCAAAACAATTATAACATATTTCTAAAGTAACATCTTTAGAAATATTTTGTAGATTTTTTTGAGTAATAATCACTTGTTGAGATTTTGTTTCATCGTGAAGTTTACCATCTAGTTGACATAGAAACATTACTTTACCAGAGAATATTTATTGCGAGATTATTAGGACTATTTTTATTATCTTTCCATTTACCTTTTATTTTAGTTGCTCTAGCTCTATAAGCATCTCTATGTTTATCTGCATCTTTATTATTTGTTAAAGTATATATTATATAATCATTATATCCTACTCTTCCAAAAGGAACATCTTCGTATTTTAGTTTATGTATTCCATCTTCACACATCTCAAGTTTATCTGGATTATAACCATTATCTTTAGCAGCTTTCATTGCAACTTTCATATATTGGTCATGTGTTATATTATCTTCTTCAAGTTGTTTATGGAACTTATCCATGCCACCAGAACCACTTAAAGAAGCTGGATTATAATTCATAATTAGATATTCGCTAACGCTTTTTGATTGACCTCCTTTAGTTTTTGAACCTACATATTTTGTAGGAATAGTCTTTATAGTAAAGTCTTTAAATAGTTCTTTCTTGACTTTTGTATTAGCTAGAGATAATAGAAACTTACCTTTTATTTTTTTAAGTATTTCAGATAGTTCATATACATTAATAGCTGGGAAGTTAAAGCTTCCTATTTGTTCTACGATTGGTGGGTCTAAATAAAAGAATGTAGTAGGAGAATCATATTTTTTAATAACTGCTTTATAGTCTTCATTTAATATAGTTGTATCTTTGAGGCGTTCTTTATAATCAGGGAACTTTGTATTAATACGAGGTTTACCAAAACTATCACCACGACCAAAATAACTTAGTTTATAAAGTAGATATGTTTTAAGAAACTTATCATAATCAGAAACTGGTTTTGAGTTTTTGATTTCTTTGAAATCTTCAGCTGAATAATCTCCGTTGACATCATCAGCTAAATCTTGATCAGCATACTTTTGAAATCCTTTAAATAAGTTGTATATAGATGGATCTAAATCATTAACAACTTCATCATGACCTTCTTTGTTTTTATAAAAATATACTGATCCACCACCTACGAATGGTTCTACATAAGTTTTATAAGTATCTGGTTGTGGAAAATATTCATCTACAAGTTTCTTTTTAAGAAGTACTTTACCACCAATTCTTGCAGAGATTGGTTTAAGACCACCTTCTAATGGTTGATGTTCAGATATATTTATAGCTATCATTTGTTTCTTAGCTCTTTCTAAAGGTAGACCTTTCTTACTAAAGCATTCAGACTTATTATTCTTCTTACATACTTTGTATCCATCTTTAACTTTTTTAATTGTATAAGGCATATTTATATATTAATATTTAGAAAATATATAATTATGTTTCTTCAGATACTACAACTATTTCTGATATATCATTTCGTTTAGCTAGTTCAATTAGTTCTTCATTATCAGTGAAGATTCGTTTCATTAATGATTTTCTAGGACCTTCTATTTTAAAACGCTTAAAAGCTTTTTCAAATGAAGTAAAGAATACATATTCAATTCCATCTGTTTCTTCTTTGATTTTCCAGTTAGGTAAATCTAATGCGTATACAATAACGAATACTTCAGTTAAGTCTGTGTTCTTAGGAGTTTCTTCATATTCTTTTACAAGTAAGATATAAGGTTCTTCAACCATACACAAATCATGGGACATATATATTATTTTAGATATATTTTTCATTGTAAACTAAAGTTATATTTTTTACATGATATTAGGAATTCCAGCACCTTCTAATTCTTCATACTTACTATAAAAGTGTTCTAATACATCTTGTTTACTTAGACCATCTTGTTTAAACTTTTGTATATTCTTAAACCATAGTTCAGGTTGATAAATATATTCTGCTTTTAACTTTTTCAATATACTTTCTTTTGGTGCCCAATATAAAGAGCCTCCTATTTCTTGTCCAGCTTTCCTAACGAAATCATCAAAGTCAACATACTTCTTTTTATATATTTGTTTAACCATATATTTTAATATCTTATGAGTATCTTTATTTGTTTTATAGAATTGAAGTTTTGTATAGAACTTTATTGTATTTGCATTTTCAATACTTTCAAGATGTATATATTGAACTTTATTATATTGTGCTTCTTCAAATCCTTTATTTTCAATCTTACCTTTTAAAGCTTCAAATATAACAGATGTTCCACCAGTACCACAAGTAGATGATATATAGAGTTCTTTCTCCGTTGGAAGCGTTGCGAATAAGAATGATTTAATAATAATAGCATTATCTTCTTTAAGGAATCCATATAAGTTTATATCACTATATACTGGATTGCCAGTTGATTTAATCCATTTTTTATTAAGTGCTTTCTGACATAGTATGTCGTTGAGATTAGTTGAGAAAAAAGTAATGAATTGTTGTAATAAATCTAACATTGCATAATCAGTACCAGTATCAGAGTATCTATATTCAAAACCTCTTGGTTGTGCTTCTATAATCATTGTATTTAATTCTGATCCAGTATGTTTTGCTTTATCATATATTTCTTGGAATATATTTTTTAATAAGTCTAATATTTCAGGTTTAGCTAGATGACCCTCTACGAAAAGTTTTGTTTTTTTTATGAATTCATTAATGGAAAGTTCGTATCTTTTACCATCACGAGATTCTATATATATTTTTATCATTATTATTATTTAGATAATAGTTATTCTTATACCATTACCCGATAACATTCTTGCTTCCTTAACAGAAGGTTTAGTATTTTTTCTTTGTATAGTTCCGTCGTCTAATACTTCTAATTCTTTATTAACTATATCTAGTAATTCTTGACGATCTGTTTTATTGTTTGGCATTGTACCTTGTATATATATATCGTATGCAGCACAAAGTTTTAAGAGTTGGCGTTGGCTTAGCATTTCAAAGTTAAAATCTAAAGAATCTTTCTTGTCCATATAAATATCTATATATATTTTATATGCAAAATGTTTGTAAAGTTAACACAGTTATTAGAAGGGTTAGTAATATTTATAAGCCTTATATTATTACTTCGCTTGGTGTCAAGATGCGAAATCCTACTAATAAAGAAGGTTTATGGATTGGTTGGACTGGAGAGGAAGTTGCTGCTCATTTATCTGCTTGTCAGAAGTATAAAGCTAGTTTACCACCTGAACCAAAAGAAAATGGCAAAGGTTGTTAGTTAGGAAAAAAGAAAGAGACTATCTCATCATAGTCTAATCCTTTTGCTTTTTTTATATCATTCATAAAATCTTGATATGTATTTAGTGTTTTACCTTTTTGCATTTGTTTTATTCTATTACATACATGGCGACCGCATGTTTTTATATCTCCATCTTTTGCTTGATATTTAATAGGATTATATTTTACAGTATGACCAGATTCTTTTAATAATTGTGTCAACCGTTTACCATCTAGACCAAGCTCCTCTTTATTTTCTTCTGGTGTATACTTTAGTTGATCGTCTGGTTTTCCTCCATATGAGTCAAAGAATTCAATATTATCATTTATCTTATTAAGACATACCCAATGTCCTTTTCCCTTCTCTTGTTCTATTAACATAATAAAATATGATTTATTATCAGGAAGCAATTCATCTATATGATCTATATCATTTAAATCATTATATGTTATTATTTTGGCATCTGGAAAATAGTTCCTTATGTTACCATCATTCATAGAAGTATCTTGTATTACTTCTAATTCTTCTTCGTCCATATATAAGATTTAGATATTATTTTTGCAAGCTAAAGTTACCTACCCTCCCGCCACCCTCCCAGATTCTATAAGTAATAGGGCGGGATTTTTTAAAGGATTTTTTAAAAGGTATGTATCTATTAGAAGATATTGTAGGGTATATTGTAGGGTATATGTATATATATATTCTATAAGAGTACTAAAATGTATAGTATGTAGGGTTAAAATAAAAAGTATTTATAGTATACCTTAAATATACTATATATAAAATCTTTATAAAAATAGTCCTACATCATACATATATACATTATATAAAAATCTTTAAAAAAATCTTTAAAAAAAGTCATATAAAGAAAAAATATCTAGTATATTATATATATTATGTCTGATAACTTTTCTAATCCTACAAAAAACATTATTACTGCTGCACTCGCTGATTTTACTAACTGGTCTCATCCTGATTATGCAAAGCTATACTACAAAAATAATAAAGATAAATATTTATGGAGTAATAAAACTGGATGGTATTCATATAATGAATATAATATTTTAGAATCTCATAAAAAAGAACCTCATGATCTTCACGACTCTATAGAAACTTTTATAGAAGAATATATAGAAAATCAGATGGGTATGATAAAACTTGATAATCCTGATTTTAAAAAAATACAAAAAGAATATTTAGCTACAAGAAAAACACATATTAGCACACCTTTTATAAAAAACATCCAAGAATGTCTAGCTAATAAATATCATGTAAAAGATTTAGATGACAAAATAGATGCAAAACAAGAATTATTTTCATTCAAAAATAAACTATTTGATATTAAAAAAGGTATATACAGAGATATAGAAAAAGATGATTATATTTGTAGAAATACTGGTTATGATGTACCAGACATTATAAAAGATTTTTCGTTAATAGATGATTTAGTTTTTTCCATCTTTGAAGATAAAGAAGTATGTGATTATTTTTTAATAACAACTGCAATGTCTTTATTCACTAATAGATTTGAAAAACTTTATATTATGACAGGTAATGGTCGTAATGGTAAAGGTGTACTCTCTTCTATTATTCAGAAAGCATTAGGTAAATATTATTTAACTGGTAATAATGATTTATTAACTGCTAAAGATACACAACTAAATACAACTCTAGCTAGTGCTAAAGGTATAAGATATGTATGTATATCTGAACCTGCGTGTGATGCAAATGGGGAAACTAAGTTTAATATACCTATGGTTAAGAAGCTAACAGGTAGAGATATTATTAATGTTCGTGGATTATATAAAGATCATTTAGAATATCTTCCAGAATTCACTATGTTTATTAGTTGTAATAAACAACCTACAGTAGACGAAACAAACGAAGCCATCAAGAATCGTTTTAGATTTATTCATTTTCCATTTACTTTCGTTGATGAACCAACTAAATCTTATGAAAGAAAAATAGATGTTGAATTAAAAGATTTAATTGATAATGATACAGAACATAGAGATACAATGATTTGTTATCTTCTTCATTTAGTTTCTCAAGACTATTCTAAAAAGAAAATCAAGGAACCTAAAAAGTCAACAGAATTCACAAAAGAATATTTTAATGATAATAATGATGTTGGATTATTCTTAGAAAAGTATTTTACGATGGATGAAGCATTTAAAATAAAAGCATCAGAAATATTTGATATGTATAATCGTGATGGAGAATATAAAAAGATGACCTCTGTTAAGTTTGCAGAAGCATTAAAAAATAACAATATTAATAAAAAGCGTTTAACAGAAGGATGTTATTACATGGGACTTAAGAAGAAAGAAATAAAAGAAGAAGAAGAAGAACAAAAACCAAGTTCATTAGATATTTAAAAAAATATAAAAAAAATAGTCTAAAGAAATATTATCTAATATATTATATATATGACATTAAAACTAACTCCTGAAGAGAAAGCATTAAGGCGGAAAGAATACAAACATAATTACTCTAGAATGTATTATCAAGAACAACGAGATGAGAATAGTGAACGCTATAAAGATATATTAGAGAAGGCGCGAATTAGATATGAAAAAAAAGTGGCGGAAACTGAAAATAATAATCCAGATAAGAAGGTTAGAAAATATAAGAAAAGAAATGTATTGAATGAGAATCCAATTGTACCAGAAAATGAAATAGCCTAAAAACGAGGTGAAAATCTTTAAAACACGATTTTTAAGTGCATCTATAATTACAAATAGTAATTATAAAAATACTTTTTACCATCGTACCATCGGAAGAAATATAATTAATTAATTAATTATTTTCATGCAAATAATGGAAACCATCGGATAAAAGATCCTATATATCAAAAAGGATCTTTTTATCATCGTACCATCGGGTTAAATCTATATAAAGAATAAAAAAAAACCTTTAGAAATATTATTTTAAAAAATGTTTTAAAAAAATAATATCTAATATAGTATATATAATATGCCCGTAAATGTTTTAACTAACTCAACCCTCTCCTCTGCTGTTTCCTCTCGCGTCGCCTCCTCTGGTTTTCTCGCTAAAATCATAATATCTAATATTGACAAAATGAAAGAATCGGTCAATAATCATTCTCGTTGGAACTATCCTTTATCATCTAATAATGGATATCTTTTATATATACAAAATAATAATACGATAGAAAACTCATCAGAAAGTATGAATATTATTTACGATGCTGAAAGCCTTCTTGAGCATTTAGAAGAATATGTACAAAAAGAAAGAGATGATTTAGATTTTGAATTAGGAGAATACAGAAAAACAAAAGAGAAGCTAGAAGAAAAAATAGAAGCAAAAGAAGAAGAACTAAATGAAGAAGAAGATGAAACAACACAAATAAAACTAAACGATGAATTACAAGATATGAAAAGCGATTATAACTCAATGATTGAAGAAGATGAAACTAAATGTGAATTAATTGGTAAACACGATTCTATAATTGATGATGTATATACAGTTAAAACTTGTTTTTCTAAATCTTTTTATGATGCTATTACAACGGGAAGATATACAGAAAATGGAGAATATTATATTTTTATCCGTAGTGAAAATATGAATACATCATTGACTAATATTTTTAATGAAGAATGGGTCTATATGTCTGATATTTTTGAAGATTTTGAAGTCATAGATGTAGAAATGGATGCAGAAGAAGATTTAGAAGAAGAAGGCGAAGAACACACAGGAGAAGAAAATCAAGATGTGGACGAAGATGGATTTCAACGCTTACCATCTACAATTGATGAAGACGCAACAAATAATAATGATGAAGACCCTTCTTCAGACGATGAAAGCGATGACCCTTCAACAGAAGAAGAAATCAAAGAAGATAATGAAAAGAAAGAATTCATTACTAAAAATAAATATGAATTAAGAGATGAAAATACATCATTAAAAAAATCATTAAAACAAAAAGATGATGAAATCGCATCATTAAAAGCCTTATTGAAAATATATTTAAAATAACATAGCTATCTTTGATAATATAATATTATCAAAAATACCATTGGATTTTCACATCATAATAAGCGGGAATTAAAAAAATACCATCTTATTTCACATCAG